ATGCACTATCCTGTTACCCTAACCCCTGATACAGACGGCTTTTGCGTTACTTTTCGTGACATTCCAGAAGCCATCAGCCAAGGCGATACCACGGACGAAGCCCTAGACATGGCACAAGATGCCTTAATGGTCGCCATGGAGTTTTATTTTGAAGATAACCGAGCCGTACCAATGCCAAGCCAAGCACAAGATGGCGAGCATTTGGTTAGCTTGCCACCGTCTGTATGGGTAAAGGTGTTACTGCTTAACGAAATGATTGCCCAAAATGTCAGCCAAGCTGAGCTTGCCAAAAGAATGGGCATTGTGCCACAAAGTCTAACCCGCCTTGTGGATTTATCGCACACCACCAAAATTGACACCCTTGCCAATGCTTTTGCCAAATTGGGTAAGCAGTTACAAGTTGGTTTGGTTTGATGCTTGATGCCTAACCACCATCGCCGTGCGTCTTTGCCAATTGTCCCCATAAATCTCACGCACGCTAAGACTGCCATGGGGATGGTGCAAAATTAGGGCATTACCCACACAATCAGGCGTGGTTTCGCTTTTTAACTTGCCATCGCCCACATAAATCAAAGCATGATTGACATGATGGGTACGCCCAACACGGCACAAGATGACATCGTGCTTTTGTAAGTCGGTTTCATCTTGCATCTTGATAAAACCTGCTTTGGTGAAGTTATTTTCATAAAGTGGTTCATGGTTCTCATGCTCCCACCAAGCATCGCTGCGGTGAAAATCAGGCAGGTGAATATCAAGTTCACGGTTGTAATAATCACGCACCAAGCTATAACAGTCCTGTACGCCATGATGATACTCACGCCCTAATAATGGGGCTTGATACGCTTTGGGTTTATGGCATTTGACATCAAAGTACTGCTCACCGCCTGCATGGTAACCAAAAGCACAAATCACCCAATCTATCCCATGTATGCCCATTTGCACCCTATCCACTTCGGACGGCTCAGCATTGCCGTCAGGGTGGCTATGGACGATGGCTTGTATTTGACCCATACTTTCAGCACGGGCAAAATCTTTGGGGCAAAGGATAAATTGCTCATCATCGGTTGCCTTATTGGTGCAAGGTATGTACTTTTTATCCACAATTAGCCCACAACACTCAGCAGGGTAGCAGTCAAAGGCGTGAGAGATGATGTCTGCTTTTAATTGTTTGGTTAATTTCATCTTAATTCCTATTTACCGATGAGACTGCTGGCAGGACAGCCGCCAAATGGTAAGGGTTTGTTTTGCCCAAAACGGCAAACACACGATTTCATGCGACCGCCACATTTGTCCATGATGGGGTTGTCGGTGGGGTTGTCGTGTTCATCAAACATTATCGCCCCTGTATAGCCGCATTCTTCGCCACGATACTTACCCACGACCGCCCAGTGGCAATAATTGGTAATCTCTCTGACTGGGATTTTTTGACCTTCCAAATCAATAGGGTTGGATAATTCAAAGGTAACTTGTTGGGCATTTTCTGATGTTTTTTGTTCCACAAACCAAATTTGCTCTTTACACTCATCAGAAGCGGTGGGGTTGCCACCGTCAAAATTGATGGGGTCAAGGTATTTGGCAAGGGTGGTAATGACCCTAAGCTTGGCGGCGGCAAAGTCGTTAAACTGCAAACAGTAGGCAGACACCGCCCCTTGTACCCCTGCAATGTTATTAGCAAGGGTTAGGGTCGGCGTGCTTGCTCTGCCATCTGAACGCATTTCAAGCCCTGTAACAGACAGGGCTTGGGGGTTGTACGCTTTGCCACGAAAAGTAATCACGCCATCATTATGCTCGTGGTTATGACCGTGAAAGCGTAAAATGCCAGCCCCCAGTTTACTTGCGTCAAGCTCAAAGAGCGTAATTAGCCCGTCTACTGTGGGTTTTTGAAAGTCGCTGTTTAATGGCATAAGCCCTCCAAATAAAAAGATAAGGAAAGTAAATTTTCTTATCTTTGATTGTGTTATGCTTCATTTGGTGCTTTTGCATCATCTGCCTTGTCTGTGGTTTTAGCTTCACTGGCAAGGGCAGCACGCACCCCATAGCGATTGTCCTTAAAAGACAGAATAAAGGCGGTGACCGTTTGGCTGTTGTCCCAGCCTTGTAATTGGCGTAACTGGTTAGACGCCCATGCCAAAAGGTCAGCACGAAACGCTGTGGTGCGATTGCGTTTTAGCACGCCGTTGTTAGCTTCATTGTTGCTAACTTCAAAGCCATCATCTTCAGGATAATAGGTAATCTCAATGGTATTGGCTTTATCGCCGTGTTGGTTTTTCCAAAAGTCCACCTGTGCGATAAAGCTCTGTAATACCGTCGCTTCGGTGCGTGATAGTTCGGTTAGAGTTGTTTCACTCATTGTTTTACTCCTAAAAAGCCCTTGATTTACAAGGGCTGTGGGTATGTCACCGACATTAATGTCGCCGAGTTAAAAAACCGCTCATCAGATGATGGGCGGTTTGGTTGGTGAAAAAAGCTGTTAAAGTGATTTTTCAAACTCATCTGCCATATTGGCAAATTCTATCTGCCCGTCATCCAACAGATAACCAGCAATGTCAAGCAGTGTGTCAGCATGATGCTTATTTTGCTTAGCAAGGTGTATGAGTGTGCTTGCCCAGTTCATGCTTTCACAAGCAAGGGCAGCCATGTCGTATTTGCCCATATGCTCATAACTCATTTCACACCCCCAAACTCACTAAACGGTAAAAATGGCTGAGCCTTTGCCAAAAGTTCATTTAATTTGGCTTTTAGCCGTGGTTTGGTCTGTTTGCCATGGGTTGCCAAATACCGACCAGCATGTGATAAGCCGTCCTCAAAGTGTTTTAAGGTAATGGTGGTTTCGGTGATTTGGGCGGTGAGTGATTGAGTGGATTGTAATGCCTGCTTTTCCATTTGGATAAAATAACGGCGGACTTTGCGACCTTGTTCGTTATTTTCAATCATCGCCAGCTCTTTTGCCATATCTAGGGTGATGTGGTAGTCAATCATCACTTGTTGGCGAGATTTTGCGGTCGCCCGTTTTGGCGAGCTCAAATTTTTCATAACAATAAAATCTTGACCTTTAACAAACCCATATTGCTTAATGCGGTTTTTAATCCAGTTAGAAAAATCACGCCCAACATTCAAAAACTGATGCAAATCACGAGCATTGCACAGCATTTCAGTGGTTTGGTCAATATCGCCATGAAAGACGCTGACAAAATTGCCATTATTGGCATTTTGTGGTAAATTGTTCATAGAACATTTCCTTTTATTGGGTTAAGGTTCTGCCCTGCGGTTCTTAGTCGGATAGCGGGGCTTATTTATGGGCGGTTGCCCAATATGGCATAACTTTTTATGCCATTGACAAACAGTATATATGGCATTATAATTTATGTCAATACCCAAAATCAAAAAAGGAACTATTTTTTATGTCTTATATTAATTCTACTGAGCTATTACAAAACCAAGATACTTGGAAGCGTTCCCAAGTTCGGCTGCCCAATAGTCTGCATCAAGTGGTTGTTCAATATGCTAATAATCAGAATATGTCGTTAAATACAGCGATTATTCATCTTTTAGATATTGGTTTGACTTCTGAGACCCAAAGAGTCGAAGGCTTTCGAGAACTTAAAAGATTGCTCAATGAAGCCAATGCCAAAATACAAGCTTTGGAAAATCAAGAAAATTAATAACAAAATCCCCACCGTGTCAAGTGGGGATTTTTTTACTAATTGAAATTCTTAATAACCTTGTACTTAATCATCTGGTTGTTCGCTTCAATAACTTCAAGTAGTGCACCTTTATAACCAATCTGATTTGATTCGGATAGGTCATACTCAACATCATTATTAAATGCAGGGCGTGCTAAATCGCTACTGAACTCACGGTAGGCAATATTAATTTTATTCCCCACTTTACCGTTATATAATAAAGTTTGCTGAAAACTGTTGCTACCTGCTACCGTCCAATTTCTCTTTTCAAATTGCAAGCCATCACGACAACCACCTGCCCCACCTATCATACTGGTAACACAGATAGCATTATCGGATTTTCTAAGGGCTATACCAAAAGGCATTTCCATGCCGATAACATCTCTGAATGTTCCACCACCAGTCTCGTTAGTGCCATTACTAAAGAACTCATATTCAGCAGTTTCTCTTTGCTTAGCATAATAACCTGAACCAATAGTACTACCCAAAGTGAATTTTTGGGCGGTTGGGAAATACAATGCTTCACGCTCGGTCATAACGCCTTGCAGTAGCAATTTATCACCCAAACTTGCAGTATTGGTACTGCCAATCGGTGGTTCGCTAATCTGTTTTCGGCTTGGCGTATATGTGGTGCTCGTAGTGGCACAACCAACCAAAGATAAACCCACTACACCTGCAATTAAAAGCTTTTTCATTCAATAACTCCCTAGTTAATCGGAGTTATAACTTTACAACATTTTTTCTTGTTTGTTAAGATATTTTTTTGAAATAAAGCCCTAAGTTTTCTTAGAGCTTTTGTTATACTCATCAAGCCATAAATCATCAAGCATAAAAATAAGCTCAAACAGCCACGCCATGGGCAATAAGCTTTGATAATGCTCACAAACATCACACACATCACGCACAGACAACGGTAGGGCTATGCCTTGGGTGTATCGCCTTGCTCGGTTTGCTAGGGCAAAAATCATAAAGACATTGTCAACATACACATCGCTGACGGCAGGCGTGGGTAAATCAATCCCCAACCGCTGATAGCTTTCAATACGGTTTGGGGTAAGTGTTACCCTGATTTTTTCCCATTGGTAGCAGTCGTGGACTTTTTTACCAATTTTGCCTTGTTGTCTTCAAATTCTTGGCTAAGGCTGGCATAAGTTTCAAATAGCAAGGTAATAAACTGTGTTAATTTGTCTTTTTCAAAACCTTGGTCAAGCAAAATTAAAAAGTTATCGCCATTGACCGCTAACGGCTCACCATCGGCGGTAACATTCCATTGACTGATACAGTACTCACCCAAGATAAATAACATGGCTTCGTATTCGCCAATTTCATCTTGATTGCCACGCTTTAAGCTGTCTTTGGTTACCTTTTTGGGCGTGTTTGCTATCTTTTGTACTTCAGCGGCTGCTCGTTTAAATTCTTCGCTGACTTGAATTTCAAGCGTCAATTCAAGCCCATCAAATTCAATCTCACGCTTAGCATTAATCTTAGCGTCTTTTTTTAAGAGTGTTAAATCAAATGCCATGTTATTTTTTCCTTAAAGTTTATCGAATCGTATGGATAATATTGCCCATCTTAATTAAAAAACAAATGAACGGCGGTTAAAATCATATCCAGCTTATAAAGCGTAATCAGACTTGCCACCATCAGCCAAATGACAAATAAGCCGTGTTTTTCAATTAAATATTTCATAAAATCCACAATTATGGTAATATATTCCACAAGTTAATTCCTTTTATCTGCCAAAAGGGGTTAATAAAAAAGCCTAGCTATTTGCAGTAGCTAGGCTTTTGTTTTATCACTGATTAGGCGGTATGTTTCTCAATGACTGGGCTTTCATCAACCACCGTGTAAGACAAATCCACGGTAACCAAATCTGTGCCTGATGGGCTTGGGATTTCGCCTGATACCTGAAATTTGGGTATTTTAATCACATACTTACTATTACCAAACTTAATCGGCAACTCAAGGCTTAGCGTTGTCCCTGTCATTTGGTTACTAATCATCTCATGGGCTTTTTGGCTATAAGCAATCGTCATAGAGCCTGTAATGTTGGTAAGCATGGCTAAGATATTACCACCATAGATATTATCGCCCAAGCACTTTTGTACTTCTGTTTGGTTATCAAGCTCAAAACTAAAGCTTTCAACACACACATCAAGTTTTGTGCCATTAACTTTAATCTCGCCAATAGACAAACCGCTTGCCTTAGCGGTATCTGCTTGGGCGGTCGGTGTTTTGGCAAATGAAGTTGTTTTACTTTCTTGATAGCCTAGACCTGTCATACCAAATTTTAGTTTAATTAGGCTTGATGTATCCACACTCAGCCCAAAGCTTGAGACCACACAACCTGTAAAGACATGGTTAACATTAATATCGCTAAAATCCTTGGCTATAGCAAACTGATGTTTTGTTGCACCAACACTTAGCGTATTAGGGCTAGCACCTGCTGACCATTCACTCCAAAAAGCAGCAGCAAGTAATTCATCATACGCACCAAACATAAGCTCGGTCTCAATATCGCCCTGCACACTTGCTGATGTTACCATGCCCGCTTTTGCCATGCGTGAACCTGACAGCATTTCACTGTTTGTAAGCTCTGTGGCAACGGTTAGCCCATTACTGATATTTGGTAGGGTTTTCCAGCCAGTTTTAGGCAGGGTTTCGCCTGTTTGTTTGGCATACGCCGTTTTAACAAATGCTCCACTAGACATAAATCAATTCTCCGTATCATCAGTTCGTTGTTTTAACACTCGGTAATACTGACGCATATAATAAAGTTGGTCTTTCATTAATATCCACTCATGTGGGTGAATATCTTTGGGTTTTGGGGCGTCTAATATTGCCCCAAGTTCATTAATTTCACCATACAGCTGTAACAGCCGTCGGTGTCGGTTTTTTGGCATTAGTAGTATCTCCATGCTACGCTTACATTAATTTGGTAGTAATCATGAAATCCTGCATTGATGATACTTGCCGTCAGCGTCTCAAGCCTACCAAACCGCCTTGTTTGTAAATGATTAGCTAGGCTGTCCGCCTTTTGCTTAATTGCCACTGTGCCTAAATCCTGTGGGCAAAACAGCTGTATTACCAGCGTGCCTTGTTGCAGGATATTAGGCGTATTGCTAATACTGCGTACTTGATTGACACCACCCAAAATTGTAACCCTGCCCCAAATGCCATCAGGGGGTTTAAAGTTTCGGTTTTCTTTGGCTAAGGGGATATCATCAAAATGCTCCCATGATTTGATATGCGTCAGTAGCGTTTGTTCAATGTGAAAACTGTTCATTGTTTTATCCAATAAAAAACCGCCTATCTGATGATGGGCGGTTCATTTTAAATATAAAAAACCAATTTTAGTCGGATTTTTGTTCTATTTTATCTGTTGTCTTGTCTAGCTCTGGTGTTATCTTAGTTGGACTGACACACCAAGCAAAGACAATCAAACCTATGCAGGTGATAAATATCGCCCCAAACAAACATTCTAATGTAAATCTTTGATTGTCATCATCTTTGCCATTTAGTTTTAGGATGATTTTTGCCAAAAAGTACAGCAGGCACACAACGCACATTAACACCAATGCAGCCAAAAAAATAATGGTGCTAAAATGAGTATTGCCATAGCTTATCACCGTATCGACGACATTTAGTCCACCAAAAATGGTAACGATGATGGCGGTAAATATCCCCAATATCGTCACATAATTGGCAAACATTGTATTGTAGGTTTTTTCAGCTTTATCGGCATTGTTTTTTGCAATTTTGGCGATTTCTTCTGCAGATTCTGCTGCAGCCTCAGCTTTTTTGGCAGTTTCTTGAGCCTGTCTAACCGCATCTTGTATGAATTCTTTTTGCACTTGGGCAAGCAAAATATGTTCGACGAATTTACCATGTATGTACATAAATCTCTTTACATACTTTTCTTTTTTTTCATGATGCTTATTTGGTCTATCTTCATCAAAACTATGATGGATTGCTGTTTCCATATTCTTACCAAAAGTGGTTAGACTGCCTGTAAGCAATCGCTTTTCGCTATCAAACACACTATCGGTAATGTCCTTATACGGCAAATTAAAAGCATCTGATGACCTAAGTTCATTATCAAAAGCTTTCAAAATCAACCAAACAATCTCGTTTGCAAGGTCGTCAAGCTTGTCTGGACTGGTATCTTGAACCTGTAAGTATCTTTCAATGATTGCCCTAATAAACGCATTATCGCCAGAGACCTGAATCATCATATATTTGCCACTTTAAGCTCTGTCATTGAATAGGACAATTCTTGTTTTGCTTGTAAAATTTCAGGCTCGAAATTACGCCAAGCAGGTTCTTTATGAGTACGCTCAACCAATTCATAAGCGGTGAGCAAATCCGTATCATTTAAAACCTGCCCTACTGTATCTACGAGCCTTTTGTCGTTGCCTAATTGTGCGTTATTTACATCAACATCAGTAAATTTTAGATTAAAGATTTCTGCTGATTCTAAATAAGCAATAGGTTTAGTGATAATACGGTCTCCATGTAATTTAAAGTAATGATACACGGACTTGACCACGGGCCCATACTGCCATTTTACGATATCTTCGTTGATAAGGATTGTATTATATGTTTTGGCATACTTCGCCACCACATAATACAACAGTTTTTGTAGTTTTAAGTGAGTAACGGGCTTTTCTCTCTTAATAGCTTCAGCCACAATATAGTTGGCGACATCCATCGGGTTGTATGGAGCTTTTATCATAACAACTCCTTTTTTAAAATGGGATAAAAAAAGCCAAATAATCATAACAATTTCATACAAAACCGTAATAATTACTTGACTTTTTAAATAAGCTAGGCTATAATACAACACATCAAGCAAGGTCTGCTTGATTGGTAAGGCGTAAACCAACGCTTACGCCAAAAACAAGGAGTAAACGATGAAAACTCTTGCTAAGGTGTTTATCATCATCGTTCTGTTACTGCTAAGCTATCCAGCTTACTAACAGATAAAGCCTAAAGCGATGGCAGTCGCCAAGGCAGGTTAGGTGGAAACGCCTAGCCACTCCTTACCCATTATCATAAGACATTTTTTAAAAAAGGTCAAGTACCATGCCAAAAATCACAAGCACCCCTAAAACCCAAACCCAAATTCAAAAAGACAGCAACGCACGCCGTGGGGTAAAAAACAAAGCATTCACCCTAAAACTTGATGACATAGAACTCATCAAATCCTTATCCAAACGCTTAAATATTCCCCAAAATCAGCTCATCATGGATGCTGTGCGTGCATATCAAAGACAGCTTGATTAACCCAAATTGGCGATGGCACTGTTAAAGGCATTACCGTACACCCCTGTTGGGGCTTGCTGTGACCAGCCGTGTTCAAGTCGCAACGCATAGGGCAAGTTGTTTTGAATGTAGATGAGTGGGTAGGTGTGTTTTGGCAGACCTAAGACAAGTTCAATACCACCGCCTGTCTCGGCATAGCTAGGACTGCCAATGCTGATATGATGGGCATTTTTGTAACGCCCTTTACGCACAGGACTTAGGGCGATGACATTGTTATAGCAGTCAATGGCAAATTTGCGATAAGTGGCGTCAATCTTATCAGCAATGGGTTCAACCGTGATTTTTTTATGCCACTTAATCCCCATTTGTCCCCCTAAGCTGTATGAAATAACAGATACCTGCTGGGTCTTGGCTGATATTCATCACTTTCATCTGATTAATGCTATCGTTCATCTGCGGTCTGTCTGTCAGCTCACTTTGCAAACAAATTAGCTTGGTATCTTGTTGCATGATGGTCTTGTTATCAATCTCATGGGCGTAAAAGCCTGTAAAAACGCCCCTACCGCTGTAATTGATGGTAGATAGTACTTGGGTATCATTAACCGCCCAATCATCATCAGATAAGATGATACGCTTAGCTGTGAAGTCTTTGACAGTATCTTTTAAATCAGTATCAAAGGCATTGGCGATGTCGGCTGTGATTTCTTGTTTCATAGCCTACCCACCAACGCATTTACGCCATAGCTCTTTTTGATGTATGGCTGCATCAAGGCAAGGGCAATCATCTCATGCTGACCCATTGCCTGACCGTCCGCCCCATCGGCATAGGTTTTTGAAACAGACACATCCCCTGCTTTTGACGATTTGCTCGTCACTACGCCTTCGGTGCGTCCTGCCAACAGTTCGCCATTCATAAAAGCATGGGCAAGCTCAAGCCCTGCCTGCTTGATAGGCTCTGGCACATCGCCCACAAACTTCACACCTTTATTGATGAGATAGGCATTAACCACCATCAGCACACGCTCTTTATCAGGCGTATCAATGGGTAAATCATCTAACATAAAAACCCCCTAAAATACCCTTATAAGGATTTGGGTAAACCCCTATAAGGGTCAGATTATTCCTCTTTTGGCTTTCGGGTGCGTTTTGGCTTGGTATCGTCATCGGACACATTATCATCAAGCTCAAATCTTGGCAAATGCTCATAAGCTATTGGCACTTGCCCACAAACTTTATCACATTGTTCAAGATAATCTACCGCACCATAGGCTTTGGCGTTGCGAATAATAAGCCCATGCTGTTTAGCATAGGCTTGATTTTCTTGGCTAAAGTCATCGGTAAAATACAAAATACGCTCCATACCTTACTCCTAGGCTTTTGCGACAACCAACACGCCTGCGGTATCTTTGTCGCTTGATGCTGTCTTTTTCCAGTTGGTAGGCGTTGCCAATGCACCAGCGTTAGGATTTGCACCGCCTGCGGTCATATCCCACGTATACCCTTTAACGGATGCACCATAAGACCATTCAGCTTGATAAGCATTAGTGATGTTCTCTGTGCCTGTTTTTGGCACAATCACGCTGTTAAAATCGTTTTGGTTGTGGACAATCAAACCGCCTTCGGTTAAGCCCAAAATGTTATGCTTAGTGCTTTCATCGACCAAATCAGGGCAATCGGTTACGATAAACAAGCGTCCTTGTGGGTCTCGCAGTACACTGACATTTTCATAAGTGAATAGTCGCTCGTTGTTGCCAAGTGCTTTTAGTTGTAGGTTTGTCAAAGCACCAGAGTGCATTACCCACGCTCCAATCGCTTGTGAACGGTCGCCAAAACGGCTAGCCCCTTTGGTTAGGCTTGCAAAATCAAGGGCGGTTGTACCATCGCCTTCCACAAGAGCGGTATTGCCTTTAATGGCTGATACACCGCACTTAATGGCGGTATTTAGCATATCGGCAATGGTTGCACGTCCAAGCTGTTCACCAATCTTGATAGCGGCAAGCTGTGGGTTTTGCATTGTCCAGTTGTACTGTGCCGCCTCCCATAGGATTTCAGGCGTACCTGCTGCGATTTTTACCGCCACGTTTTTATGTTGGGTCAATCGTGCAGATGAAATGTTGTTTTGCCCATTTTCCACATCACGATGACGTACAAGGTTGGCAATCGCCTTAAAAGATGACGCTACATCAAAATCGCCCTTAAACGGCTTGGCAATCAGTTGAATTGTGCTGTTAGATTGTGCGTTAAATTTATCCACTTGTTGAGCGATAGTCTCGGTCATTACAAGGTGGGTTTCTTGGTTAAATTTGACTAAATCAAAAGCCATATTTATTCTCCGTTGTTTTGTTCATTTAGCCATGCAACACGCTCCTCATCGGTTTTGCAATCGGCTAAGGATTTGGGTGTATTTTTGCCCACGCCTGCTTGTGTCGCACCTGCACCACTTGCACCACTACCACGCAAAATGCTGTCTTTGTGTGGGTATTGGCTGATGATGATTTCTAGTGCTTCGTCAAAATCTGCAAGCTCGCCTGGGTTCTTGCGTGAGTAAATCGGGTTTCCCCCCCCCCCAAATTAGCCACAATCTTGCCGTTTTCCATCGTGAAATGACTGCCAAATGAACTTTGGACAATGTCAGACGGCAACAGCGTTTTGTCTTTGATAAAACTTGAGCGGGCAAATGCACCACCAATCACGGCATTGTTATATTCTTGTTTAATCTTATTGATTTGTGCGTCTTTCTCGGCAAGCTGTTCATCAAAAGCCTTTTTCGCTTCCGCTTTGACTTTCTCAACTTCGCCTGCGTCAATCAATCGCTTATCATCAAGGTTTTTAACCGTTTCAAGGGCTTTTTTAGCATCGTCAGCATTTAGACCATCAAAAGCCTTAAGCAAGGTTTCCGCTTTTTCTTTGGCTTCTCGGTGCTGTTTGGCTTCTGCATTGAGTTGTGAGATTTTCGCCATGTTTTGCATGGCGTCAAAAGCAATCTCTTGCCCATCGTCATACATATAAACAGGCTTACCATCTTGCACAACCACATTACCGTTTTCATCAGTTTTTAATTGCATGTTTGTCTCCATTTGCGTGCTATCCAGCACAAAACACCCTTGGTTTTCCAACCTTGGGCAACAAAAAAGCCCTATCATTGGGCTTTAATCTCATCTAGCGTCATCGGTCTTAAATTCTTATCAAATTCTTTAAACGCATCAACGCTACTTTCTTGAAATAATTTGGCTTTTTTCTTGCCCAAAACTTCCACTTGATACGCTTTGGGCTGATTTTTTAGCCATTCATAATAAGTTTGATTTTTAACCACTCCATCCATGCTCGCTCGCTGTTTGGGCGTTTGATAGCCATCATAGACAATCTCAAAACTTGAACGGCAATTAAAATGATAGGGCGGATATCGTGCTTTGTCCAAAGGCATAAACACCCCATCTAAACCCCTACAAATGCTGCTGGTGCGTAAATCCAAGGTTGCAAGTATTTTAATGCCTTTGATGATGTCTTTGTTATCATGAATAAATTGCTGCTTGGCTTGGCTTGCAACAATTGCCGTGCCTGTGTGAGCAATGGTCTTGGCATGGCGTGTCGTGGTTTGTAAAATCCCATCTTGGTAGCGGTTTTTGCGTGTACCTCGGATAATCTGAATAAGCTCTTGGTTAGTCAAGCCATTGGAATAAGCATAGCTGATGGCATTACTTATCTGTGTGCTTTGTTCATCACCAAACTTAGCCAAAATCTGATTAAGCGTTACACCAACCTGAGCAGATAGCTTGATGGGGCTGTCTGCATCAAATTGTGGCTCATTCATGTTTAGCGTATCTGGCTTATCATCATCAACCATTTTGGTTTCAAGCGTATAGCTGTAATCGTATAGCTCTTGCCAATCTTGGGTTAACTCCAAGGCGTAACCTGCCAAAAAGCCCAAGAGCTTCTGCTTACTCTCGCCAATTAATAACTCAAATTCTTTATAGTTAAGCTCACTAATTTCATGACGAAATACCACCAATTGTAAAAACTCATCAATTTCATTAAGTGTGGTTTTAAACTTATTTGCCAGATGAACCTTGAACCTTTCTAAATTGATTAAATGCTTCATAAGTCATGCTCGGTTGTTCAATTAAGCCATCTATTTCATCATTGCTAAGCTCGCCACTGATTAAATTAAACTCACGGGCTTTATCATACAGTACAGATTTAGGCAGCTTGCCTGCGTCAATTAAACCTGATAGCTGTGTTAATAAGCCAATATCAACCGCATGTTGGCTAAATTGCTGTCTAATAACAAATTTCGGTGGATGCTTTGCCCCTGTGTATCTATTGCACCAGTTTAATAGTGATAAAAAGCCTTCGTTAATATTGGCAACACATAAAGATGCTTGGCTGTGCTGTGCTGATGTTTCATTTTCTGCTTGGGTTGCTGTTTTGATTGTACTGTTTGCTTGCTTGTGCGTTCAGTAGCCTTGTTTGACTACCTAAAGTTGTTGCCGATATGCCGAATTTTTCTTGAATTTGTAAGCCAGTCATACGCTTACCTGACCTTTTTAGATAGCACAAAACAAGGTGCATTTTGCTATTTATCCTTTGGTTGTTAAAATCACGCTTTTTTGCTGATTTTTTCTTTGGCTGTTCGGAATTGTCAAGATTGATGACTTTGCCACCTTTTTTGATAAATTCAGCGATTTGTTGCTCTTGGGCGTCTAAATCTGTTCTTGAATAATTAAAATCATTGCTCACAGAATTAGAGTTTGGTATAATAAATTCGTTCATTTAACTTTCCTTAAGTTAATCCGAAAATGGATACCGCCCCTAGCGATAACTAGGGGTTTTTTTTGTTGTTCTCTGACATATTCCCAATTAATATCAGGACGCAAGTCTTCCGCTTTTACCTTACCGCCTGTCGCTTGCTCAATAGCTAAGCATCTACCCCTTGGCGGATTGTTTTTATCCCATTTACTCAATGCCCAAGGCGTGATGCCAAGTGAGCGAGCCAAGGCTGATCAATTTCCTAAAATGATACGCCGTTATTCCAAAGGTCAAGCCAAGCCAAGAAACGACAAAATGAAACTGCTTACGCAATGTCTTGGTGTACCTATAACTTGGCTTGATTACGGCGAAGGTGAGATGACAAAAAATAATGATAAACTCGCCCCTATCACCGAATGGGACAATGGCGCCCCATTGGATGACGATGAAGCTGAGATCCCTTTTTATAAAGACATTGCCTTCGCCTGTGGGCATGGTGCGGTCAATGATGAGGTGACGCATGAAACTCGCAAATTACGCATGGGTAAGCGTACACTGAGCAATCTTGGGGTAATGTCTGAAAATGCCTTTGCAGTCACTGCCCGTGATGACAGTATGACGCCCTATGTACAAGATGGCGACACCATCTATATCGATAAAGGACGAAAAGAAGTCAAAGATGGGCGGATTTTTGCGATTCGCTTTGGGGAGCTGTGCTTATGTAAGCGTCTGTACCGACTGCCTGATGGTGGCGTGCGTATCGTCAGCGATAATGCCGCTGAATTTCCTGAGCAGGTCGCCACCAAGCAGCAGATCAGCGATGGTGAGTTTGAAGTGATTGGCTGGGTGTGGAGTGTCAGCCGTCTTGAGCGGTGGTAATGAATTTAAGATCACCAAACGCATATTGAAGAAAATTTAGGAGTAATAGCCGTGACAGCAGAAACCTTTCATTTAATACCAGCTATCACAGGTGCTGTGAGTGGCGCTGCATCAGTTGGTTTGCTAAATGGACCTTTGCAAACCTTGCAAGATATTTGGTTTGTGGTATATGGTCACAAGTGGCATTATAAAGTTGAAAGCATTAAGGCTCAACAAGCAATGAATATACAAGCCATGCAGAACAACATTCAGACCGGTATTGAAAAAATACCAGCAAATGCACTCAAAGACCCCAATGTGGCAATTATCGGCCCAGCGTTGGAAGCCAGCCGATTTCATATGAACGAAGAGAACATTCGCGAAATGTTTGCCAATTTGATTGTGTCAGCCATGGATGAGAGAAAAGATGGGCAGATGCATCATGCGTTTGTAGAGATTATCAAATCACTCAGCCCGTTAGATGCTAAAAATTTAAAATACTTAAACCAAGATAGCGCCAAGAATATATCGCCAATTGCGAATATTATCAGGCAAGAAAGTAACAGCTATCATATGCTTTATCAGCATGTATTTTTGGGCAATCCTGAAGTATCAGATCAGGATCTGATAGCGCCATCGATTGATAATCTATCACGCCTTAAATTAATCGATATAACATACAATGATTATTTGACAGATGATTCAGAATACGAGTCTTTTTATCATTCAGCACCCTATCAAGAAATGACTTCAGCGTTAGACAAGGAGCATGAGGCTCTAAACCTAGATATCTCCATACTTCAAAATCCCGACTTGAAAATTGAATTCGAAGGCAAGATTCTAAACAAAGATGAGCGATCTGAAAAACTTGATCAGGTGATCAAAGGTTTGGAATCCAAGATTGAGATATAAAAAGGCGTTATTAAACTTACTGCTTTTGGTAAAAATTTCCTAAGCGTCTGTTCGCCCACGACTTAGAGACTGCTTAATCTCATTTACAAAGCGCTTAGTAAAGGCTTTTTTTGTTCGTCCGTCATGGGGTTTGGGTCAATGATGAGAAAATCCTGCACCGATTTGTCTTTATCCGCCGCTTGCATGTAGGCAAGTAAGGCAAAGCCTTGTAAGTATTTTTTGGCGTTTTGGGTGGCTTTTTGGATGTTACGGCTAAAATGAACCGTACAAGCACAATGTTAATTGCCAGTGCCATGTTGTCATCCTTTAAGTAAAAAAACCCACCGCATTGGGTGGGTTTTGGTCGTGATTGGGTCGTTAAGCGATGTGTTTTAAAAACTGCTGATATTTGTGCTTGCTTAATTGTAAAATGGCAGATTTGCTATCGTCAAACTCAATATGACAAACATAAGCGTCTTTGGTACGATTGGGCAGCCCAGCACCAATAGACAGGGCAACCAGTGCAGGCAAAACGCCCGCCCCAACAAGCAGCGTGCCAACAGTGGCACTGATGGCACCATTTTGAACCGAATTTGCCAAATTTGCCACCTGATCGATGTCAATGAGCTCAAATCTTTGTACCTGAGTGCTAAGATTGTACACATGGTTTTTGTTGGTTTGTTTGTCCATGATGGCAAGAAAACAACCAAACGATGACGCCGATTTTATAAAATCATCAGAATGTAACAGTTTAATGCCAAACAT